GTGTTTTTAACAAGTTCATTCTTTTCTTTTGCTTATAAATTTCTTTCACTCCTGTTTCATAACTATATAACCCTTTTGCCACTTGTACGTTGTAGCTGCCATTATAAAAATCGTCTATTGCCAATAAATCTACTATGTTCTTGATCATTATGGTTGTTGTTGGATAAATATTTGGTTGCTTGTTTGTGTTCCGTTACTAAATGTATAAGTAACAACTAAAGTGTATAGTTCAATAGTGCCACCCTCTGTTCTTACTCTGTCAAGGTCTTCCGTGTTTATGTAGTCCAAATCGTCTTCCGTTTTTAGTACCGTTGTAGTATTTGGATTGTCTGGAATACATACTTCAACCGTTCCCTCACTTGTTAAAGTGCTTGGTGTAATTGTTACACTTGGATTGCTACAAGTTACATCTGCTTGTACTACTCCATTAGGAAATAATATCCTAACGTCAACACATTGTGCTACCTCACTTGGTTTAATCGGTTGTGAAATTGTTAGTTCTGGAAGTAATGGTCTAAAATCATTTATCAAAACTAAATCTACATCTCCAGAATTTATATTAGATTTCATTGATTCAATAATGTATCTTTTATCTCTAATAATTAGTCTGTCATTTAAACGAAGATTAGTAAGTAAGCTTACAGGTAGATTCGTTTTTACGGTTGTTCTTCTATTCTTTAAATTGAACAGATTGCTTAAATATCCAAAGTAATATGTAGCAAACAAAGTATTTTGTTCAACCAATCCTGTTAAGGTGCTTATTTCTGCATTAAAATTTAAACTAAAATTATCAGTTAATACTTTTACATCTTGTCCAAAAGGCATATACTCTGTTAATGTATTTATGCCAGTTCCTGTATTAAATTTAAAAGATGTAGTTGTTTCATCATACATATACAATAACATCGGTTTAGGAACGTAAGAATTTAAATCTTTGTCTATTGTAAAACCAACTTGCAAGTCCGTGTTTGTAAACCTATTAAATTGCATATTTTCAAATGGCTGCTCTATTTTATATTCGCCACCATCGTAATCAAAAGCTATTTGTGCATCTCCATATTCTCTTCCAAATAAATCTCTAAATTGAGTATTTAAAATGTTTTCACTTTGTTGGTACTTAAATTGTATGTTGTTAAATAGCTTAATTCTGTCAATGTTTATGCTTTTTATATCCGTGTATTCCGTGATGTCTACAACTGCACCTTTCGCATACCAATCGTCTAATGGCTCAACTTGAAACACGCCATCTTCGATTCCATAACAAGTTAAATTAAACTCCTTTAAAACGCCTGTAAAGAACTCTGACACTTTCATATCTGGCAAGTACGCAATAGGGTCAATATCTGCACTTAATGCCATTGAACTATTTGCAAAAAATATGTTGCTTGGAGTTGTAAAAAGTGATGGGTCTTGTTGTTTTTGTTCATACTCAATAGAAATATTAACCGTTGTGCTTTCTGTTGCACGAACTCTAAAATGTAATACGTCTTGTGTAGTAATATCACTATTTGACCTTATATATGCCTGTTGGTATATTCCAAATTGTCCATCTATTGTAACACTTAATACACCATTAATAAAAACATCAATGTAATACGTTGCCGTTGCACTTGCACAATTAGCAGAAACAAGTACTCTATGTTTTGTTGCATCTTCCCAAAATGCACTACTTGGAGTTACTCCAAAAGCATCAACGTAATTAACAGGTTTGATTGTTAGTGTTTCTTCTGCTAAATCAAAGTAATCTGTATAAACTGCTGAACTTGGATTGCTTGCATCTTCTCCACCAGTTGTAAAATCTACATCTTCCGTAGTTGTAAAGAATTGAAAGTCGTTTGCATTTTGACAATACAAGAAACAATTTTGAAATCTTTTATCCGTTAAAAATGTTCCATCCAATGTTACTCCGTACTTGCCCTGCATAGCACCGAATATTGCAGCTAATCTTATGGCTGGAAATAATTCACTATAGTTTATTGCTCCACTATTCGTGTTTATGTCATTAACTCCACCATCGTCGTAAGTCAAATAACGCCTTGTAATTAGTGGATAACGTACAACATAATTTGTTGCACCATCTGTAACCCTGTTTTCTATTTCTGTTGCCGTGTAATCGTGTGCATATATGTTAAGAAGTGTTAAGTCTTGAAGTTTATCGTCTGCAAATTTGTCTTTTAAACTTGTGATATCCCCGTAAAAAGTAATCTGATAACTATACGCTTGATTGTTTTTAACTCCCGATTTTTCTAAACTTATTTTTCCACGCCTAAATGTTGTTAAGTCTATTTCAATGTAAGCATCTCTTCTAATGTTGTGGTCTATTGTGCTATTTACATCGTTCTGGTAAAAGTGCTGAAATATAGCATCATTCTTTGGTGTACTCGGAACACTAAAGCTTTGTGAATAGTCCGTAAACACCTTGCTAATATCTTGGATGTCTTGCTGCTTACTTGTGACGCTTATTATTTCGTCTTTGAATAAATCAAGTCTTTGACCCTCTATATATACTTGTACCGTTCTCATTAGACTACCGTGTTAATCATATCGTAAGCAAAATTGAACTCTAATTCGTAGTTTATCATTCCGTTGTTTATGCCTACTTGTTTCTCTAAAGATTTTGTTTTAATCACTACAGGATTGTAGTCCGTGTTTACCTCGTAATCTAACAAATGGATTCTTTCGCTTAACATCATTTCTTGGATATATTCGCCATACAAATCATTTACCCATCCTGTGTTTAGTTTGATCGTTTCAGTTCCGTTTATATTAAACTCTTTTATTTGTCCGTTATCTTCTGGCAAGTATGGTAACGAACTTGGATTAAATTTATATTCATTCGTTTTTACGCTAATGTTTCTTTTCTTTACTTTCATAAACCAAATTCTTGACCAACTTCCAAACCGATTAATAAAGTCTACTGCTACAGGACTATACTTCGGCTCGCATTGTGGCTTAAAATAACCTGTCCACAATAACGCACCTAAACCATCTCTATGCTCTACCTTGTTACCATCTGCCAAAAACGGCTCGTAAACTCTTGCAAAGGTCTTTATTCCATCCGTAGCAAGTGTGTAAGGTTGTTGTACTCCTGTGATTGAATTGGTGTATATTATTTTATCGTTAGTGCTTCCGATTACATCAAAGCTTCCTGCCATATTATCTGGTCTGCTTGAAGCCAAAGTTGTATCGTGGTTGTAATAATATGTACCCTCTGACAATAGCACCGTTTCTTCAAATGGTTTATTTTGCCCATCCATATAGTACGAATACCCATCCATAAACTCGCCTGTTTCACTTTCTGATACGTTCAATACATAAGTGCCACCGATTAAATTATAAACGTCAACGTGATAGTTTACCTTGTAGTCCGTGTTTATGTCAACATCATAAGTATTGTAAATATCTTGCCACTTTGTTATGTTGTAATATTCTCTTACATAAGGCGAAATATTATAAAAAGTTTTCGTGTTGTTAGATGCAGGAATTAATTTTGAAAGTGTGTATTGTGGACTTGCTGGTTGGCTTCCTGTATTCCATAAATATAATTCTATTTTGCTTCCTGTTTGTGTGGCATCGTCCACTTCAAATATGTAAGGACTTCTTGATAAATTCATTTTAGTTTTTTAAAGTTTTCGTCTGTGATTGTATTAAATAAGTTTACCATATCAAGTGCATACTTTTCAGTTAATTCTTTAGGTAATCTTTTATAGTACTTTTCAAATGGTTTTGTAAAAAAAAGTGTTGGCTTTATTCCTTTGTTGAATATGCTTCGTGCTATTAAGAAATTTAAAGATTTACGTTTTATAAATTTTCCCTCTTTATCTCGTGGTGCTATTCCTTTTCTTACACTCCATTTATCAAATGCTTTTGCTGGTGGCATTTTATTCGTGTATTTGTAGCCATCCAAACTTTTACCACTTTTCTTACCCTTAACCCCTCTGTCTTGAAAGAATCCGTATTCTTCCATTTCAAAGCTTACCTGTATACTATTTTTAGATTCTTTAACATACCCCTTTAAACTATCTCGCAACTTACCAGACGTGCTTTGCGAAGCCAAGTTCTTTTTAGCTTCACGAATTACATTCGATTTAAAATCGTCTAATATGTCTTGGACGTTTTCTAACATATAGTCATTGAATTGCCAATTAAAATATCACAGGTTAATGTTGCACCTGCAAGTTTATTCTCAAATCTTTCTGTAAAAAATTCTGCCGTTGGACTTCCATCCACTTGAAAAGCATCTGTGTAAAGTGTACCTCTTCTTAACAACTCATACACTCTGTTCAATACTGCCATCATAGTATTTAATACATATAGTTCGTTGTCGTTGCCATCAAACTTGTCCGTTGTTTCGTCTTTTGATATGTCTGTAATATCCATAGCCAAAATACTTATGTTGTATCTAATTACGTTCTCTTCAAACGTGGCATTGTTTACAATCAAATGCACTAATGGAAAAATGGTCTGTTTGTTTAAGTCCACGTCAAAAATATCTCCTTGTGTAACGGTGTTTATAAGTTCATCGTTTTTAAAGTGTGTTTTTAGTTTGTCTATTATGTCGAAGTAGTTCATAGTTATTTCATTTGTCGTTTTAGTTCACGGCTTTCAATTTCGTTTTTTTGTTTGACGAACGAGAGATAGGTAAGACATTTAGTAAGTCCGTATTTTGTAACTGTGTCAAACTTTGTAAGGTCGTTTCCAGAGAGTCCATATATTGATGAATACCAACCCCATTGTTTGCCAAACTGAACTCTTTCCGAA